TCGCTGCTTGCCCGGCTTCTTTCCCAGCGCATCGACTGGTGCGTTGAGCAAGGAGCAAACGAATGGATCGAGCCTACGTCTACCGCTGCCCGGGGTCCGTCAAAGACGGCATCGATTCGTCGGTGACTTGGGATTCGCGCCTTGTGACTCACGAGGAATACATCGCTCTCAAGCGTGACGGCTGGCGCCGTTCGATTGCGGACGCGGTGGAAGCGATGCAAGAACGCGCGCTTGAAGAGGCAGAACATGCCGCCGCGGAGCCCAAGGCGGCAGAGCCCGCGGAACTCGCTGGCCTGGCTGAAGCCGTCGCCGCGGGGTTCAAGGATGATGCCCGCTGGGGTGCTGCGAAGCGCGCCGAGAAGCTGGCCGAGTGGCTGGCTAAGGCCTGACTGTGTACACCAAGGGCGATCTAGTCCGCGGCGCATACGCCGAGTTGGCAATCGCCGGCTGGGTCTGGGATCTCGACCCGGAGGAACTGCTGTGGGCCTGCGGGCGCATGGACATGATGATGGCTCGCTGGGCTGATGACGGCATCGAGCTGGGCTACAACATCAGCCTGTCCCCGCCTACCGACCTGAACGTGGCGAGCGGCATCCCGCTGAATGCGGTTCTCGCCGTGATCCTGAACCTCGCGGTCGCCATCGCGGCAGGCAAGGGCAAGCAACTGTCGCCCGCCACCATCGGCGAGGCCAACAACGCGTACAAATCGCTTTGCGTGGCCGCTGCAATGCCCGGCCGGCAGCAACTGCCCGACTCGCTGCCGCTTGGCGCTGGCAATACGCCGTGGCGCTTTGGCTACCCACAAAACCCCTATTTCCCTGGCGCCACAGAAGGCCCGTGGGTTGTTGGGCCAAATGGCAATCTGATCGTTAGGGGATGACATGGCCGGCGCAATCAATCAGTTCATCGCAGTCACGACGCTATCTCCTGCGGACCAGATCGCCATCGGAAGCGCTTCGCTTGGCGATGACGCGCGGGCTGCGCTGTCTACGCTGGTGACGTTCCTTCAGGGGCAACTGACGAGCACCGCGGATTCAACGCAGTACGCCAGCCCGGCAACCGGCGCGACCGTGACGATTTCGCCCCCTGCTGCCGGTGGGAACGTGTTCCTGCGGCTGTCCCCGTCCGGGACGCTGGCGACGCTCACGATCACGCTGCCATCGGGCCCGGTTGACAAGCAATACATCAGGGTGTTTTCCACGCAGATCATCACCGCCCTGACCGTGAACGGCGGGACGATCAACGGCGCCCCGACCACGATGGCCGCGGCAAACGGAACTTTCTGGCTGCGCTTTGATGGCGTGTCCAGCAACTGGGACAGGGTGGGCTGACATGACGACACGACCTTTCAGCGGCCGGGCCGGTGGCACCGCCACCATTTCCGCCACGACCACGAGCGCGACGGCGACGTTTACCGATCAAGGCGACCGCGAGTCATTGTCGGTGCGCATTGTGAACATTGGCACTGTCGCAACGCACGTCAGGCTGTCCTATGGAACGGCGCAAGCGGCCACGACTTCAGACATGGCGCTTGCCCCGAACGCAACCGAGGTGTTTTCCAAGGCCAACCCAGAAGTCGGCAATTTCTTTGTCACCGCTCGCACGGCAACGGGCACGGCGACCGTCTACGTGACGTGCGGCACTGGCGGCGTGTGAGGTAGCGCGGTGGATGTCCCGATCCTGTCCGGCATCTACACGGACCAGTCGGCGGACATCCGCACTCGGTATCCGCGTAACCTCGTCCCGGTCTCCAAAGCCTCCGGCATCAGCGACGGCTACTTGCGGCCGGGCGACGGGCTGGTTGAACACCTGACGGGGCCAGGCGCAGACCGAGGCGGCATCCTGTGGCAGGGTGTGCATTACCGGGTCATGGGCACGTCGTTGGTGAAGGTCTACGCCTCCGGTGGCTTTGACGTTCTCGGCGATGTCGGCCCGGGTGGTTTCTGCACCTTCGACTACAGCTTTGACCGGCTGGCAATGACCAGTGGCGGGCGGCTGTACTACCTGCTGGGTGGGACGCTTATCCAAGTCACCGACCCGGATCTAGGCGTTGCTCTTTGTGTGCTGTGGGCTGACGGCTACTTCTTCACGACTGACGGCGAGTTCATCGTCCAGACTGAGCTACTCGACCCGACCCAGATCGATCCGCTGAAGTACGGCAGCAGCGAGATTGACCCAGACCCGATCCTTCGGCTGCTGAAGCTGAACGGCGAGGTCTACGCGATCAACCGGAACACGTCCGAGGTCTTCGACAACGTGGGCGGCACGGGCTTTGTGCTTCGGCGCATTGAGTCGGCGATGGTGCAGCGTGGCACCGTTGGAACCAATGCGGCCTGCGCGTTTGGTGACGGCGCCATCGCCTTTGTTGGCAGTGGCCGAAACGAAACGGTCGGCGTCTACATGATGGCGAACGGGTCGTCGGTGCGGGTAAGCACGCGCGAGATCGACACCTTGTTGCAGGGGCTGAGTGACGCGGAGCTTGCCGACATCGTGCTAGAAGGCCGCTTCGACCGTGGGCATGAATGGCTGTACGTCCACCTTCCGACGCAAACGCTGGTCTTCGACGCGGGCGCGACTCGCGAGTTCAGGACGGCGGTTTGGTACACCCTGGACTCAAGCGCTGCCCCGACTCCGACCCGCTACCGTGCGCGCGGCTTTGTCCTGTCCGATGGCGTCTGGTATGCAGGCGACCCGACGACCGAGAAGCTCGCAAGCATCGCAACCACGACCGCGCGGCACTACGGGTCGGACGTTGCGCACGAGTTCGGGACGATGATCGTCTACGGTGACGGGGATGACGCCATCGTGCATGAACTGGAACTCGTGGCGCTCCCTGGGCGCGTCGCGGTGGGGCTTGATCCGGTCGTTTGGACGAGCTATAGCCTTGATGGCGTGACTTTCAGCGTGGAAAAGTACATTCCTGCTGGCAAGATCGGCGAGCGGACCAAGCGTATCGGATGGCGGACGCAAGGCACGATCCGGAACTGGCGCATTCAGCGCTTTCGCTGGCGCAGCGACACCCTGATGTCGGTTGCCAAGCTGAGCATGCGCGTTGAACCCATGCGCACGCGACCGGGGGCCTGACATGGACGTGTTGACCCGGCGCATCCCTCGGAACCTGCTGGCGGTTGTCGCTTCGCAGAACCACGAGGCCATCAAGTACCTGGAGAACCTCGGCGAGGACGTGGCGGGCACGATCCCGGGCGAGATTGCGGCTTTGCAGGATGATATTGACGCCTTGGAAGCTATCGTGGCGGCGCTTATCCCGGGCCACGTCATCGAAGACGAGGGCGTTCCGCTTGCGCAGCGGCCGGCGCTGAACTTTGTTGGCGCTGGCGTCACGGTGACCGACTCGCCGACTGAGACCGTGGTCACCATTGGCGCTGGCGGCGGCGGAAACGCTGTGACCGTTCCCGTGGACTTCGGGGCCAGCTTCACCGACAAGGCGCAGATTGTCGTGACCGGCCTAACCTGGGTGACACCCACGACGCGCATTGTGGCCGACGTGATGACGCCGACCGGGACAGACCCTGACGAGATGTACCTCCTCGACTTCCAGCCCGTGATCTCGGATCGCGTGGCCGGGGTCGGGTTCACCCTCACGCTCTACAGCCAGCCGGAAGCGCGCGGCGTGTACGACGTTTCTTGCATTGGGGCATGACATGGCTGGCGCAAAGATTGGTTTTGGCTCCGCTCCTGGTGAACTTCAGGGCGACGCCAACGACAACGCAAAAGTAAACACTCCGTCCGACCCTACCGAGTTTGGCGGTGTCGCGTTTTTCAGCGAGAACGACGACGGCACGTTCACCGGCACCCGGCAGCGGCGCAGCCCCGAGACCACGCAGGACTACCGGCTGCGGGTTGGCATCGACACCGTGCTGTTTACCGACTCGTTCAACGCTACCAACCAGAACACGTCCAACTGGGTCTACACGTTTGCCACGTTGACCGCTGCCCAGCCTGGCGCCGGCTCTGTCAACTTCTCGACGGTTCAGGGCACGACGAACACGCACGGCGCGTTCCTGCGCACCCGGCAAGTTTTCCCGCTGATCGGGACGGCCCCGGTGTCTGCCGAGTTCACCTTCGGCATGTTCACGGCCGCGCTGGTCGCCAACGAGGTTTGGCTGTGCGGCCTTGGCCTGCCCTCCGCAGCTGTGACTGAGCCGACCGATGGCGTGTTCTTGCGGCTCACTGTCGCGGGCCTGATTGGCGAGGTGCGATACAACGGTGTCACCACGCAGACCGCTGTTCTGCGGACGATGGCGCAACTGAACGTCGGCACGTTCTACAAGTTCGCCATTGTGGTCGGCGAGGGCACCGTCGAGTATTGGATGGACGACGACCTGCTGGCGGCGCAGCTCGTCCCGGCAGGCAACGGGCAACCGTTCTTGCAGGCGGCGCTCCCCGCGTTCATGATGAAATACAACACGGGCGCGGTGTCGAACACGAACACCATGCGCGTGTCTGACATCACCGTTTCCCTGTTGGACTTGCAAACGGCCAAGCCGTGGGCGCACCAGATGGCCGGCATGGGCATGAACGCAGCCCAGGGCCAGAACGGCGGCACGATGGGCACGACCGCTGCCCTGCCGAACGCTGCGGCGGCAACGGTTATCACGGGCGGAGCGATCTCGCAGACTGCGGCGATTGCCACGGGCCTGGGTGGGCAGGCCGGCATCATCGCAAACACCGCAGGAGCCGATGGCCTCATCACGGCGTTTCAGGTGCCCACGGGCGGCATCAACCAGACGGCGCGAAACCTCTACATTACCGGGGTGCGCATTGACGCGGTGAACCTCGGGGCTGCTGTGGCGACGACAGCGACCATCCTGCAATGGTCGCTGGCCTACGGGGCTACAGGCGGCACGATCCCGAGCTTGGCGCAAGGCGAATCGGCATCGTTTGCCACGGGCACCGCAAAAGCCTACCGGCGCGTCCCGCTGGGCCTCCAGTCGTGGATCGTTGGCGCGACCATCGGCGCGGCGGCTGATGCCATCGTCATCAACTTCGACACGCCCGTTGTCGTGGCGCCGGGCGAGTGGGTGGCTACGGTGGCGAAGTTCCTGGTTGGCACGGCCACGGCTTCGCAGGTGATCTGGACGACTTCGACAATCCAAGGCTATTACGAGTGACCGGCCATAGCTAGAATCGATCAACAAAGCGAGGCCCAGACATGGCAACCGATCCCTACGCGGCTATCCGGCGATTTCGCGTGGACTACACCCCCGCGCAGTCGTACCTTGAGTACGGCGACGGTGGGCAGCCGTTCATGGGCGGCCAAGCGGAGGCGTTTCGTCCCATGCTTCCCGAAGGCTGGGGCGGCAAGTACGCATGGGCGGACCCCGTAACACCGGGCGACCGCAGCGTGTTGCGGGTTGGCGGCATTCAGCAGCCGGGCATGCACAAGTACGACACCTTCGATGGGATCGTGCGTCTGGACCCCGCGACTGGCGAGTACGTGCTCGAAGGTGACCCGTGGGCCACCCGGCAGACTTCGGGCATGGACAAGTTCCAAGACTTTGTGGAGAAGGGCGGCCTAGTTGTGGGCGGCACCTTGGCTGCTGGTTACGGACTAAGCAACATGTTTCCGGCTGCCGGCGGCGGCGTTGGGACACTGGGCACGATCCCGGCCGGCTCTGGTGCGATTGCACCCATTGCGAGCACGGTCCCGACCTACGTAGCTCCGAGCATCGCGGGCGGCAGTGCTGCCGCGGTCGGAGGCGTCAGTGGCGCCGGCCTGGCCGCGGGTGGCGGCGTCGGTACGCTGGGAGCCATGCAAGGCGGCGCGGGCGCTGTCGGCGGCATTGGCAGCAGTGGGGCGCTGGTCAGCACGGTGCCATCGGCGGTGGCTCCGACTGTCGCAGGCGGCACCGCGGGCACGGTCGGAAGTGTTGGCGGTAGCTCGCTGGCGCAGCAAGCCCTGATGCGCGCCGGGACCAGTCTCGCCGGGAACATCATTGGTGGCCGACTGCAAGGCAACGCGGCGCAGGACGCCTCACAGATCCAGATGCGCGCGGCAGGCGAAGGGCAATCGACCATTGCGGCCATGCTCAAGCCCTACATCGACGCCGGGGTGTTGTCCACGAGCGCGGAAATGGACCTTCTCGGGCTGAACGGCCCGGACAAGCAAGCCGGGGCGCTGGCGGTGCTGGAGAACAGTCCGCAGTTTTCGCAGATGGTCAAGCAAGGCGAAGGCGCGATCCTTGGCAACGCATCGGCGACGGGCGGGCTTCGTGGCGGCAACGTGCAGGCAGCGCTTCGGGACTTCCGCCCCCAGGTGCTGAATCAACTGGTCGAACAGCAACTGAACCGACTAGGCCAGATGTCCCAGCGCGGACAAGGCGCGGCCACTGGCGGGGCTTCGGGGATCGCCAACCTACAGCAGCAGTCCGGCGCGGCTCAAGCGGGCGGGGCGCTGGCCAGGGGTCAAGAGCGCGCGGGCTACATCGACGCACTGTCGCGGTCTTTGGACTACTACTTCGGCGCTGGAGGCTAAGACATGGTGCAGCCGATCAACTACATGCCGGCGCAGCCGGTGATGCCCGGCAACATTTTGCTTCAAGCAGACAGCCCCGGCGCGACCATCCGGGCGAAGATGATGCAGGACGCGCAGGCAGCAGAAGCCGCGCGGGCGCAGCAAGAGGCGCAGCAGTTCATCATGGGCGTGATGGGCAACCCGAACGCGAGTCTCGACGACTTCGGCCGGGTGCTGGCGCTGAATCCGAAGATGAAGGAATCGGTCGAGTTGCTGGCGAGCAAGCGGTCGGAGGCCGAGAACCGCGCGACCATTTCGCACGCCCTGCAAGTCGCCAGTGCCATTGACAACAAGCGGCTGGACGTGGCCGAAATGAAGCTCATGGAGCGGGCGCAGGCGACGGAAGCAGCCGGTCAGGTCGGCGCAGTTCAGCAGGCGCGGCAGATGGTTGAAGCTCTGAAGGCGGACCCGACGCAGACCCGCAACGCCATGTTGGCGATGGTGGCGGCGGCGCCTGGCGGCAAAGATTCGTTGGCGGCCTACTTCACGCCTGCCGAGGATGCGCGCAAGGCGGCAGAGGAAGGCCGACGCGTCGCCATGTCCGGGCCGGCTCTGCGCGAAGCCGAAGCCAAGGCGACCACGGCCGAAGTTGAGGCCAAATACGCCGGGTCAAAAACGCTTCTGGATCTTGAACAGAAGGGCTGGAACATTGAGGCGCTGAAGGCCGACATTGGGTTCAAGCGCGAGGCCAACCGTATCGCAGCGATCAATGCCGGCATGGCGCGCGAGGGCAATGACCTGCGCCGCGCCGACTTGGAATTAAAGATTGCCGAGGCGCGTTCAGCACTTGACGGCAAGGCGCGCGAGAAGGCAGCAGAAGCCGCGAATGCTGCCTCTCAAGTGGACAACATGCTGAACACGGTTGAGCGCATCCGCAAAAACCCGTCGTTGAATGGCGTTCTCGGGACCATCCAAGGCCGCATGCCTGTGTTGCTGAGTGACGAAGCGGCGGATGCGGTAGCGCTGATCGACAACCTCGGCTCTCAGGCGTTTCTGGCCCAAATCCCGGCCATCAAGGGCATGGGCCAGTTGTCAAACGTCGAAGGCGACAAGTTGCAACAAGCCTTGCAGAACATGACCCGCGTCCAGTCTGAAAAACAGTTCCGCGAGAACTTGACCGAAGCCCAGCGGCTGCTTAAGAAGGCCCGGAACAACATCGGCACTCGGCTCGGCGTTCCGATGGGTCCGATTGACACTCCAGCGGCGCCGCGAGCGGCTGGACGACCGGCAGGCAGCAACGTGCGCTCTCAAGCTGACGCCATCCTGAGCGGGGGCCAATAGTGGCAACCGCCGACCAATACGCTGCCTGGATCGTCGCCAACAAGGCGAAGAAAGGCACGCCCGATTTCGAGACGGTTGCCGCAGCGTATCGGGAAGCGGTCGCCGAGGAGTCGCGCGCATCGACGCCTGAGCGGTCCATCCCGGCTGAGATTGGCCGGCAGGTTGGCCTGACGGCTCGGGCGGGCATCCAAGCGGCAGGGGCCACGGTTGGCCTGGTGACCGATCCTATCGGCGCGCTCATCAATCAGTTTGTTCCGAACGACGAAGACAAGGCGAAGACCGCGCGCAGCCTGGCGGTCAAGTTGGCCGACACGCTTGGTCTGCCAAGCCCGGAAAACGCGCTAGAGCGAGTGGTCGGGGCCGGAACTGAGGCAATGGCTGGCGGCGGCGGCACGGTGGCCGCCTCCCGTGGCATCGCTGGCGCAACGACCGGAGCCGTGCAGCGTGGCGCTCAGGCAATGGCCGCACAGCCAGCCCAGCAACTGGCTGGCGCGGCAGGGGCAGGCGTTGGCGCGGAGACGGCGAGGGAAGCCGGAGCCGGAGAAGGCGTGCAAGCCCTTGCGGCGCTGGGTGGCGGTGTGCTCGGGGCTGGCGCTGCTGGTCTGGCTCAGCGTGCGACGACGCCACGCCAAGCCGTGCCGGCAATCGTGCGCGAGGCAGAGACAGCAGGCGTTCCGCTGATGACAAGCGACGCGGTGCCACCTAAGACGTTCGTCGGGCGTTTCCTTCAGGCAACCGGCGAGCGTATCCCGTTGGCCGGCACTGGCGGGATGAGGCAGACACAGCAGCAGGCAAGGCAAGATGCCGTGCGCACGCTGGCGCAGGACTACGGCGTTGACGTTGGCACCCGGTACGATGACAAGGTTGTCGCCGACCTATTGCGGCGTCGGGGCGAACTGCTGACCCGCTACACCGGCATGAAGCAAAGCGCGATGCAGGCATCGGGTGCGCAGCCCGTGGACGTGTCGCGCGCCCTAGCGGCCATCGATACCGAGATCGCCAACGTGTCTGCGCTTGGCCCTGCTGCTGAGAATACGGGCGTGCTGCGCGTGCTTCAGGACTTCAAAGCGTCTGTCCAGAATCAGCCGATCAATCAACTCGACGAGGTGCGGAAGCTGCTCGGCGAACGGTTGAAAGACCCGACCCTCGGCGCCCCTCGCTCGCTGGCCGACAAGATCCCCGGCCGCATCTACGGTGCGCTGCGCGAGGACATGACGGACCACGTTGCGCAGTACGGAGGCGCACGGGCTGAACGTCAGTGGAAGGTGGCGAACGCATCCTTGTCTGGCTTGATGCGCGAGACGGACAACAAGCGGTTGTCGCTGGCGCTGAACTCTGGCAACGAAACGCCGGAGACGGTACGGGCCTTGTTGTTCAGTTCTCGCCCCAGTGACGTGCAAACTCTGTTCCGCAACTTGACGCCAGATGGTCGCCGTCATGCACAGATGGCGGTCATTCAGGAAGCGTTGCAGAAGTCTGCGAAGGACGGCCTTGACAACGTGAGTCCGAAGGTCTTTTCCAACGAACTCGGACGCTTGTCAGATCAAGTCGGGGTGTTCTTTTCTCCGCCCGAACGGCAGCGCATTGAGGGGCTGCGGCGAGTCTTGATCGCAACGCAACGCGCAAGCGAAGCGGCTGCGGCTCCGCCTACTGGCGTGCAGGCTCTCCCGTTTGTCGGCGGCGCTTTGCTCACCGACTTGATGGGCGGCGCTGGTGCGGCCACTGTGACTGCGCTTTCAATCGGCGGTTTGGCGCGGGCGGTGGAATCAAAGCCAATGCGCGGCGCGCTGATGCGACTCGCGCAGACCAAAGCCGGCTCGGCTGAGGAGGCGGCGCTTGTGAAGCGTGCCCTTGCGGCTTATCAGGCAACACAAGCTGACTCGGAGTAAACCATGTACCCCATCCAAGCCGTCTACCCCCAATTCGTTGACCGCGACGGCACGCCCCTAGATGGCGGCTTCGTCTACTTCGGCACGGCCAACGCCAACCCGGAAACGTCGCCGGTCGAGGTCTATTTCGACGCGGCCGGGACGCAACCTGTATCGCAGCCCGCTCGCACCGTCAGCGGCGCGATCCAGCGCGGCGGCATGCCCGCCCAAATCTGGACGAACGTTGATGTATCGATCACTGTCAACAATGCGGGCGGCGGATTGGTCGTCTACATCCCATCGACCTACTCGTTTCAGACTGAACTTTCGTCGCCGGGCGGATCTGCGCTGGTTGGATTTTTGCAGGCCGGCAGTGGGGCGGTTGCACGCACGGCGCAGGCAAAGATGCGGGATGTGGTGAGCGTGAGAGACTTCGGTGCGTTGGGTGACGGGGTAGCTGATGACACGGCCGCGATACAGGCGGCAATCAACCGCGCAGTCGCATTGCGCGGGGTTGTTTTCATCCCGCCCGCCAATGCTGGAGCGTATTACAAGATATCGGCCCCGCTGACAGTCTCTGCACCATTGTCAATTCTGGGCGACAACACCTTCGGCTCGTTGCTCTATGGTGTGGGTATGTCTGCTGGTGCGCACATCCTAGACTTCGACTGTCTGGCTGCAAACAATGTGGAGAACATCCACATTAGCCGCTTGACAATCCGCAGCGACAATGGTGCGCCAAACGGTTTGCGCCTCAAGAATGTAGCTGATGTATTGATCACAGAAGTAAGGTTGTATGGTGTTACGACTGGCATCACTATTGAAGGCGCTAGGTGCTACACGCATTCATATAAACAGGTAGTTGGGTATCAGATTTCCGACGCCAGCGTTCGATTTACTGCCGGTTTCACTGGAGGCGGTCAGTTCGTTTTTGATGGGTGTACGTTTACCACTGGCTCATCTGCGGGCGCAGTCGTCATTCCAACGACAGCATCAGTCGACAATCTCAGTTTCACTGGATGCAACTGGGAACAATGCGTTGGCGTTGGGGTTTTTATCGGCGGCACTTGTAGAGGGATTTCCTTTGTAGGGTGCCGTACCGAAGGCGGCGACACACATGACTTCAATTTTCGCCCGGATAGTGCCTCTGAATACATTGGCGGCATCAATATCTCAGGGTGCGTTTTTAGCGCAAGCGACAACTCTTCCGCAGATCGAATTCTTTTTGGTGGTTCCTCCGGAACTTTGCGCGGTTTTTCAGTGACCGGAAACTATGTCACGCATGGATCTGACTCCTACGCTGGCAAGTTGGTACAGCTAAACGGCGACGGCGAGAGCGGTCTGATTGCGGGCAATATGGTTCGCGGAACTACCGCCGCCGGAGCGGGGGTCGTCAACGCTCAACGAGCCGGCGTTGTCGTGTTTTCAAACGAAAACCTGATAGGAAAACTGCCTGAATATTGGGGCATGTCCAGCTGGGTTGTTTCGCAAACCTCTTACACCGCGACAGCGACCGGCATGACGACATCCCCCACGGGGACCGTAAAGTATTCAGTCGTCGGCAATACTGTGACGCTGGATATTCCATCAATCTCAGGCACGTCGAACAGTACGGCTTTCACACTCACTGGCGGCCCAGTAGCTATTCGCCCCGCTGTTGATAAAGATATTTTCCTGAGAATTACAGACAACGGCGCCAATGCGGTTGGTTTTGCAAGAATCAAAACTACTGGAGTTATTGAGCTGTACGCAACTGTTGCCGGAAATGTGTTTACAGCGTCTGGCATAAAGGCTGTTACGGCCAATTCTATTTCATACACGCTGGCGTAACTAAGTTGAAAGGCTCCCATGCTCTACCTTATCCTGTCCTTTGCCATGCTCGTGACTGGCGCCGTGTTCGGCGTGGCGTTTGCCTGCTGGCGCCTGCGTGGTGATCGCACGATGACCGAGGCACTGCGCGAGGTTGTGCCGTTCCTTGCCGGTCCACGGCCCCGCGTGCCGCGATGACGCGCGTGCAGGATGCCCGGCTGGCTTGCGGCCTGCTCGCCGTAGTCGGACTCGGCCACTTCGGCTGGTGGCTGGCGCCGCTGGCCGCGCAGGCTGACGTATGGAACGTCGGCACCAATGCGACGTTGGCCGGGCTTGCAGCCGTTGGCGCCTATTTTGGTGGCCGCATGGTGCGCCTTGCTTGCGTGCTGGCCGCGTGTTTTGCCCTGAGCGAAGCGGGGTGCTCGCTTGCGTGGCTGGTGTACCCCTGGGAGGTCGAGTCCGGCCAGCCGCAGTGCAGCGCGCTGCTGGGTGTGCCGTTGGGCCTTGTCGGGCTGTGGCTGCTTACAGTGTGCGTCGCAGTCGCGGCGGGAAGGCTTCCGTGATGAGTGAGGATCAACTCTCTGCCGTGGTGCGCAAGGCAGTCAGCGAAGGACTGCGCGACGCCTGGTCAGATCCTGAGTTTTGGGCGGCGGCTGTGACGGCGATTCAGTCACGCGCGCAGACTCACGCTGGAGGCTGGCTATTCGGTGGAATCCGAACTGTCGTGTCTCGGGCGGCGTGGTTGACGGTGATTGGCCTTGGCGTCTACCTGCTAGGCGGCTGGGGTGCTCTCGTCGCTTTGTTCAAGGCTGTCGTTTCTGGGGCTGGCGGCTCATGAACTGGGACTTGTACCCGAACTTTGGCGAGGATGAATTCCGCTGCAAGCACTCCGGGCAGTGCGTCATGGTCCCGGAGTTCATGGCCCGGCTTCAGCGGCTGCGCATCGCCTACGGGCGCCCCATGACGGTGACCAGTGGCTACCGGCACCCCACGCACCCCATCGAAGCCGCCAAGGCCGCGCCTGGCGCGCACAGCACCGGCCGCGCGGTTGACATCGCAGTTCAGGGCGCCGACGCCGTTCGGTTGATCGCGATGGCGATTGCCGAGGGGTTCACAGGCATTGGCGTGCAGCAGAAGGGCAACGGGCGGTTCATTCACTTGGACGACTTGCCCAGCGGCGCGTTCCCGCGGCCGACCGTTTGGAGCTACTAACATGAGCTTTTGGGGCAAAGTGCTGGGCAGCGACAGAGCCATTGAAAGCGCGGTAGACGCCGTGAAAAGCGGGCTCGACAAGCTGGTCTACACCGACGAGGAAAAAGCGGACGCGGCGGCATCGGAGCGGCAGCAGGCCCGATCAATGCTTGTTCAGTGGATGGAAGCGACACAAGGGCAGAACCTCGCGCGCCGCATCATTTCGCTTGCCGTTACGGGCGTTTGGCTGTCGCAATACGTCATCGCGCAACTGGCGATGAGCGTGGCGGTCTTTTGGACGGATCGATCCTCACAGTTGAAAGCGCTGGCCGAAATCAACTTGAAGAGCGCGGACGACATGGCTGCGGCGGCAATGCTCATTCTGGGCTTCTACTTCGCCGCGCCGCACCTTGGGTCATTCGTTGACATCCTGACCGCTCGGTTTAAGAAGCCGGCGCAGGGCGAGGGCGCGACGAAGTAGGCTCACGCTCCCATGACGTGCCGAGGCGCCAGCGTCCGCGGCAGACTGTCGGCGATCTGGTGCAGCAGAGCCTTCATCGCGGCGCACGCGACGACTTCGCCAGCGTCGCCAATGGCACGACATGCGTGGTAGCCCAGGCGCGGCTCGATGCGCAGCCGCTGGCCTCCGTAGCTGCGCAGATCCAGCGTGATCGGCTGGCGCGCGTCGACGTAGGGCTCGCGGTCAGGGATGCCATCGTCGCGCTCTGCTTCGGCCCTGGCTTCTGCGGCTCGCCATCGGCACCGTGCAGCGTGGACATAGCGCCTGCTCCTGGGCCGCCAGCGGTGGGCGCGTTGCATGCTCAAAATCTCCCGATGTTGTTCAAAACACGTTAGGCATCACGAACCCGCGACCGCTCGCCTTTCAGCAGCGGCTCTCCCATGTGCGTCGGGCACTCGCGCTCGTGAATCTTGTTCATCGCGCTGCGGTACTCGCCCAGCGTGGTGTTCGCCTCGTCAAAGAATCGCGCCGATGGCGGACACTCCAGCACCAGGCATTCCAGGTTCATCGCCAGCTTGTGCGCGTACTGCTTCGCCACCTCGTCCATGTCGTCGGCAATCGCGTCCTGCATCGGCATCGAAGCCGGGCGCCCTTCAAAATGCGCCTTCATGGCCCGCATGGCATCGCGCACTTCGCGGCCGGGCTCTGCTTCGCGGTACACCATCGCCAAGTGCAGGGACTTCGTCACCCAGGCCGTGTGCAGTTCTTCGTCGTAGTCCATTGGCATGCCTCCAGTGATGCCTAACTGTCGGTTCAAGCGGAGCGCCAACGGCTATCCGCACCTGTGCGCTTCGTCGGCAGCGTCACGGCCGTTGTCTCCCGCTTAACCTGGCGTTAGCCATCACGAAATACGCGGCGACTTGCGGCACGATGGCGTTGCCGTAGGCGCGCAGGCGTCCCACACGCCCGGGTACCCCATAAGACGCCGAACAAACGTCGCCGACAGGGATAGTCGAGCCACTTCCGTATCCGTCAGGCCACGCATCAGCGCATAGATGCGTGCCTGGTCCTCCAAGTTCTTCGCCAGTCGGTCGCGCCAGCGCTTCCCGCCCGCATCCCCTCGCGCCCGGGGCGTGAGCCACCCAGAACAGTCGCTGTCTTTGGTGGGGTGCGCCCGCGCTGCAAGCTGGCAAATCTGCCGCCGCAGCGGCGTAGCCTTCATCTTCCAGGTCAGAGCAAACATGGTCGAGCCATGCGAGCCCAGCAGCGCCGGCAACCTGCTCGCCAAAGACGCTTGCAGGGCGGCGCTCGCGGATGAGCCCGAAGAACGTAGGCCATAGGTGGCGCTCATCGTTGCTGCCACGCTGGGCGCCTGCAACGCTGAAGGGCTGGCAGGGGCAACTACCTGTCCAAACAGGTCGGTCATCGGGCCATCCTGCAAGCCGTAGCGCAAGGCTCCATCCTCCGATGCCTGCGAAGAAATGGCACTGTGTGTAGCTTCTAAGGTCATCAGGCTTTACCTCTGCAATGCTTCGGGTGTCAACGTCGCCAGGCGCTATGTGCCCTGCGGCTATCAGGTTGCGCAGCCACTCGGCGGCGTGCGTGTTGATTTCGTTGTAATAGGCGGGCATGGTGGCGTGCAAAAACGTGATGGCTAACTGACGGTTCAAGCGGACTTGCCTACGGCAAGCCGCTTAACCTAGCGTTAGGCCCGCTCAACACCCACGCCGTCCACTACCGCGTACTTCTCGCGCCCGTAGACTGCGTTCAAGAGTTCAACAATCTTCACGATCACTTCAGGCTCGTCGAACTTGTAGGCGAGAAGGTCAACCTCTGCATAGTCTTCGCCCTCGTCGGTCGTGTCACCGCAAAGGCGCAGCGTGTCGCCAAGGTTCGCCATCATGTAGTTGCACAGCGCAAAATGCACTGCCGCGTTGTGCGTCAGCGGGCCGCGTTTGATGTGGTAAGCCAAGTGAACGCTCTCGCGCTTGGTGTCGTTCAACAGGTGGTAGTAAACGCCCATCATCTTTCCTTTCGCTCCGGCCACAGCGGGCCTAACTGGTCGCTCAAGGGCGACCTCCTACGGGCCTGCGGCCCTACGTCGGCGCCTTAGCTCCAACGTTAGGCCTTAAAGCCGACCGAATCTCACGCGCAAGAATCGCTGCGTCCATTTGAAGGGCTGCCGTCCACACCACGGCGGTCTTTGTGGCGTCGAGCGCATCCACCATTGGCAGCGTTTGACGT